TCAAGGTGCCTGACCGAACCTGATTGAGCGCATCCGCTTAAGATAAGCGTCATCAGCAGGGCAGGCAGAGACACCGCCTTTCTCCAACTCAACTTCATATTCTGTTACCTGCTGTTGGAGGGTGCCCACCTGCTTTATGCGTTGCAATAGGGCAGCGTTAGCGTGGGTTGAAACGCGTTCGTGAGCGGCGGCTATGCGGCTCAATGCCTGAAGGTCCGCGTTGAGCCGACCCAATTCAGCCTGCTTGTCATAGTGATATGCAGACGAGAACCAGACAGAGACGCAGAGCAGAGCTACACAAGCTAGCGTGGAGAGGACTTTTGGTATTCTGGGGTCAATCCTTGCAGTATAGGCAAGCGCGGCCCCAGCTAGCGCTAGAACGGCTATGATCTTGTAAGTACTGAGCCCCAGCAGCATGAGGAAGGTACTCATTCACGAACCCCCTCCATGCACAACTTGTATTCAGCAGAGCGTCTATTATTGAGGCCCTTCACGGTTTTCCCGCCTGCCTTGTTGTACCACGTAGCAGCTCCGCAGGCCCCTGCCAGATCACCCCGATTAAGCCGTTTAGCTGCTGTTGATCGACAGAAGGCACCTGTGCCAATGTTGTAGGTTAGAGAAACGAACGAGACATAAGACTTGATCGGGATTGCGTCCGGGCGCTTGAGGCATCTGCGCATGCCGGCTTCATGTTTCTTGAGGGACTTCATGAGCGTGGTGTTGCACTCAGCTTTTGTCGCGGTGTCTCCAAGTTTGACCCCTGCTGTTTCTCCGTAGCAAATGGTTGCCACTCCAACAATGTCAGAATAGGCGGTCGTGCGAAGTCCTTCCCACGTGCCTACGAAAGCTACAATTAGCACCACGATCCCGCCAGCTAGTCGCGTTTTCGTTGATTTCATTTCGGATTACTCCAATAAAAAACCCGCCTCAGTGGGCGGGTCATGAAAACTCAAAATTGATGTGGTCTTGTAATCGGGGGCTGCCCGTTACTTGGTCACTGCTGCGTTCCAGTGGTTCCGTTCCGGTTGAGCCCATCTCCAACTGGTTTGGGTTTGGGTTTCGGCGTTACAGCCTTTTTCCCCTCACGTTTGCCTGCCCCGTCCTGCGGGTCCTTCAGGCTGAGTGTTGTTGTTGCCCCGCCTCCGCGTGAGGCTTTGTGCGTGCGGCTATCAATGCGGTAGGTGCCATCAATCCCGGTTTTAATGCCCTCCACTTGGCACAATCCCTCTGCCTGTGCTTCTGGTGCCAGATCTATGGTGATCGTGCCCGATGCCTTCTCGCGTTGCCCTTGCTTTTCACGAGCCTTCAGGACCTCCTGCACCTGGCTTTCATCATTGGAAGTGGAGCGGATTGCATTAAACACGACGTCTTCAGTTTCAGCGGCTGAGTCTCCAATCTCATCGGCTTTGTATGGTCTTTTAACAACAGCCACCTTTCCTTTCTTCCGATCCAGATACCTGGCAGACCCACCGGAGAACACCCGCTTTAAGTCTCGCGGCTTTATTTGCCACGAGATGATGTTGCCGGGTTTGGTGCATTTGATCCCGGGCAGCTTATTTTCAGCACCCAAAGGCAGCAGAACAGCCACCTTGTCGCGGATTTTAAAGGCCCCTTGCAGTTCCTTTGCATACCGCTGACCAAGGGCAAGAAAGCTTTCTCCACTGGCGCCCCAGTAATCTCTGATTACATCCTTAAAAGCCGGGTCAACCTTGATGGTAAACCCTGCCTTTTTGGCAGCCGTCTGCAGAAAGTCACCGAGGCTCGCGTCATCCTTATGGAAGAACAAAGGCTGTTTTACCGGCGAACGTTCATCAAACCCTTTTGCTTTAATAGTGAGCTTCTGGCCACTTGAACGGCTCCCGGAGGACGCGGGGCGGTCCGTAATCCCTTCAAAGATCTTCTTGCCTTCAAGCATGACCACAAGCTTACTTCCGGCGCTTGGCAATTTGATTTGCCCCGCTCTGTCATCCAGCACAAGGCTGCAACTGTCTGAGCTATACCCAGCCTTATCCGTTGCAGATATGCTCATGAGATAGGGGCGCAGGTTCTGGGAGATATCCTCCCCATTGATCGACACGGCCCAATCTACAATCCAGTTACTCATGATCTATCCAAACAGGTCTATAGTGGGTTCCGGTGTCGTTGTGGTCTGAGCTGGCAGGTCGGGAACTAGTATGACCCGCCCTTGCTTTAGGTATGGCCCCTCGCCCGCGATACCGGGATTAAGCTGCAAGGCTTCATGGATCAGCTCTTGCCCGCGCCAGCCATGCACGCGAACAAGCAGCAGGTCCAAGCTGATATCATCACCTGAAACGGTTATCTCTCTGGACATTGGACCACCTAGAAAATGTCAAAAACGGAAAGCAGGTTGCTCACCAGATTAAGGGAGTGCGGCGTTTCATCAGGCTCTTGTTGCAAGGCAAGCCGATAGGTCACCACAAAGCCCACACCATCGCGATCAAGCTCCTTGTGGGTTTCACTGGTAGACTTGATGGAGTAATTCCCGAGCCTCACGCCATCGCCGCGCATAACGGGAAAGACCTCCCCAGTAGAACGCATCACGTCCGCGATCTGCAGCTCAGTCAGCCCGCCGATCTTTGTCGGCAACAGTTGCCCGGAAATGTTGATTGTCTTACCGCCGTCCCCGGTGAATTCGCCGGGCTTAATCCCACCGATCACCGCTTTTTTGGCCGTATCTGCTTTGCCGGAGATGGACACCCGATCCGCGTTAAACGGAAAGGTATCCATCTGCAAAGCTCCCAGCATGTAAAGCATCAGCGCACCGCATATTCTTGGTCAGCATGAAGTCCTGCCATCCGGTCCTGGACCTGATCGACAAATTCATCGACCATTTCAGAAGCATTGCTGGTTTCGTGAAAGTGGAGATCACCAAAGTTGAAGGTTTGTGAGCCACCTGCAGGTCCAGCCCCGCCGCCTGGTGCCATATTGGCAGTGTCAGAAGCGGTGTGGACGTAACCCGATTGGCTAGGCGTAACCACCTCCGCCCCGTTTTCACCCACCAGATAACTCCTACCCCCGACGATCTGACCACCAAGGGCACGCGCGCCGGAAATTCCAGTTTTCGGTTGGGCAACGTTGTCGTTTGCAGCTCCACCCCATAAATTGGGTAGCCATGACGGAGGGCTTGGCCAACTAATAAGGCTGCTAACGTCAATGTTTCCAATCGCCTTCAGGATCCGATCTGGCAGTTCTGAGAACCATTCGAAAAGACTATTAAAGGCATTCTTGATTGCGGTTACAATGGCTTTCCCGGCCTTCTCGCCCGCCTCGTGGAACTCAGCCTCAGCTTCATCGGAATAGTCATTCATCGTAAAGATTTCAGAGATCCAGTCGCCTATTTTGGCCGGAATAGCTTTCACCGTCTCGACAATGCTCGACAGGGATTCAGAGATACTTGTGATCGCGAAATCAAGCGCAGCCCGCATAGTCGCTTCATCGATCCCAAGCCATGCACCAAAATCAATAAGCTTTTGCGTTGCCCACTCCCCGACAGCAGCAGCGACTTCATATGCAAAGCCGCCCAACGCCTCAAGGACAGACAGGAGTGCCTCCCATATGACTGAGGCAAATCCTGAAATATAATTACTTATCGGCTCCCAATAATTATAGATTGCCAGCGCTATTGAGGCGACAACAGCGACTATCAGAGCAATCAGGCCCCACACAGGAGCCGTCACAGCCGTAACTGTCGCGATAATTCCTGAGACAACGGCCATGACAGTAGCGTAAGCCCCGGACACGGCTGTAATAAGACCTGCCCAAAAACCGCCACCGCCAAGAGCTGCCATCATCCAGGCTCCGATGAACATCGCCCTTAAACGTGCCATAGCTGTTGAAATCATCCCGACAGCATAATGAATTCCGAGAGCAGCATTTAGCGCTCCGTTGGTCAGCCAGAGGAACGAAAACCGGGCTGCCATAACAGCTACTCTTAGCCCAACCAAACTTGCCAGCAGTCCAACGACAGCAGCCGTTACTTCCGGATTTGCGGCAGCAAGATCAGCCAAGGCGTTTATAAAAGGGCCAATGGTTTCCATGACCTTGGTCAGGGCTGGGAGGAGTGCTGATCCTATGGAAATTCCAAGATCATTCACCTGGTTCTTGAACCGCTGCATCGCGGAAGCTGTTGTGGCTGCTCTAGCTTCATATTCTGATTGCGCAGATCCTAGGTAATTAGTTTCCTCGGCAACAGAACCAAGCGCACTTGTCAGCAAATCAGCATTTTCAATGAGTGGAGCTATAGCTCGCGCCTCATCTCCAAATAAATCCGTCATTGTTGAAGCTTGTAACTCTTTTGGCAGCTTTCGAATTTGCCCAATTACGGCTTTAAGCGTTCCGACCGCATCCTTTTGCAGATGCTTAGAAACCTTCACTGCATCTAGACCTAAAAGGCGGTAGGCCTTGCGTTGCCTTTTGGTTGCGCCCTCACCCCGAGCTAAAGCCTTCCCAACATTCCGGAAGCTTGTTGCTGCTACCTCCGCATCAGAACCAGCCGCAATCATAGCCGAGCCTATGGCTGCGGTTTGCTCAGCTGTAAATCCATATTGCAGACCAACGGACCCAACGCGGCGCATATAATTAAGGAGATCGGGAGCGCTGCTTGCTGAGGTGTTTGATAGGTGGTTGAGCGCATCGGCAAGATCGCCGGTTTCGCCAACAGTTAAACCAAGCGCGGTTTTTATCTTCGCAAGACTTTCCCCGGTAACGTCAGCACTCATCTCAAAAGCAACGCCGATTTTCCCGGCCATTTTAGCGAACTCCAGAGCTTCTGGCGCCCCCATTCCGGCTTGGCCCGCAGCCGCAACCATTGATGCAATCCCCTCGGCTGATATGGGGATTTCTCTGGCCAGGGCACGAATGTCTTTCGACATTATTTTGAAACCGTCAGGACTATCAAAATCAACAACCTTCCTTACATCAGCCATTGCGCTTTCAAAGCTCATTGCTGCCTTGATAGGAGATGACAACGCTCGCGCCAGAACATAACCAACACCAGCCGCCTCAAGCATCCCACCACGCATTGAAGCGAGCTGACGGGAGTTGCGTTGTGCAGCTCGTCTGAGACCTTCGACGTTTCGTAAAGCTGCACGCGCAGGCGCAGTTACCCTGTCAACCAGGGCTAAGATAAGCTGTGACGTAATCACTGACACGGAGGACGGCCTTTCTATTGGAGGTGGAATAAACCAATAATTGGTGGTTAGAAGAGCCGCCAAAGCCAACTGGTTTATTGACTAAGTTCACCTATTTGGAACGCTTGGACTGGCGCTGTAAGGAACGGGAGTAGGCAATCAACTTGTCTATTTCCCACTCTTCCACCTGATCAACTGAGGTGCTTAATTCCTTGGCCGTGACTGCAATTAAGTCGCGCCACTTGTCCGCTTCTTCTTTCGAGCCGGTTTTCTCTCTGTCAGTTTCTGCCCCGACTTTCCCAAAAGAGGCTTGATAACCTCTCCAATCCTTTCAAGGTCAGAAACGTCAAGTTCCTCGATAACCTCGATAGATACGCCAGCAAGCGAAGCAAACAGCAGAAAACCGGCTTTAAGCTCGTTCTCTTCGCCCTCTGCAACGTAGGAGTCTTTTGCCTTCATCCGGCGAAACGAGAGACTTTTAATCTCACGCCCATCGTGAGAAATGGGGAATTCCAAATCGAGAGTTACTGACTTGTTCTTTTCACTCATGCGAGCGCTCCACAAAAAAGCCCCCGGCGATAAACCGAGGGGCATGTCAAGAATTAGGGTTTGTTAAAAGCTTAGATACCAAGAGCGCGGTTGCGCGCACCTTTGGTTGGGTCAGGCGGAACGTGTCAACGACTTTGAGACAGTGGCATTTGGACTTTAAGCTTGATTTTCTTTCTCTGGCTTTGGTGGATTGATCCAGACGGCCGTCGGGATTTGAGGTGGTTTTGGCGGTTTTAGTACGAAGCGCTCGGGTGTACTGATGAACGCAGCCTCGAGAGTTGCTTGGCGTGCGGCATAGACAGCCTCGGCCTGTCCAAAGTGGACCTGATCAGGGGTCATGAGTCCGATGCCTGCATGATGGTGTTGTTCGTTGTACCATGCAAAGAATCTGCGGCAAAAGTCGCGAGCTTGCTCGATGGTTTCAAACTTCCTGGGGAATTCGGGCTGATATTTCAGCGTCTTGAAGTGGGCCTCTGAGAACGGGTTGTCGTTTGAGGTATGGGGTCGGCTGTGGGATTTGAGCACACCAAGATCCACCAGCATCAGAGCCGTTGTCTTTGCCTTCATTGGCCCGCCACGATCGGCATGCAATGTCAACTGATCGCGTGGAACAGCATGCTTTCCCATCGCATCCATGAACAGTTCCTTGAACTGGCTGGCGCTTTCGGCCTGCTCAATGCGCCAGCCAACAACACGGCGGCTGAAGATGTCCAAGATGACATAGAGATAGAAGTAAGACCATTTCACCGGGCCCATCAGCTTGGTAATATCCCAAGACCAGACCTGATTGGGAGCTTCGGCTAGAAGTTCCGGCTTTTGATAGACAGGGTGCGTGCGCTGACGGCGACGCTCAATGACTTCGCCCTGAGCGGCCAGTATCCGATACATCGTGCGGATCGAACAGAGGTAGGTGCCTTCATCCAGCAAAGTGGCGAATACCTCGGTGGGGGTCTGGTCGGTAAACCTGGGCCCACACAGATGGTCCAGTACCCGAGCCCGTTCATTTTCCGGCAAGGCACGCGCTGAGGGGGGACGTGGCTTTACCGCGCGTGGCGGAGCAGCCAATGTAGCGCGATGGCGAAAAACGCTTGCCCGCGACAAAGAGAGCGCGGAGCAAACGGCTGAGGTCAGGCCGCTGCCTGAGGGCAGAGCAATCGCGACGGCCATCATGACTTGCCGCTGCGCTCTGGCGTCTGCTCCATCTCGTCCAACAATGTCGCCACTTTTTTTTGGATTGCAAGGATGGCTTCCGCCTGGTCCAGACGCCGCCGTAGTGCTGAAACTTCACGGTTAGCCTTGGACAGTTCGGCCTGTAATGGGTTGGCGGGTGCTTTTTGTGGGCCACGTTGACGCGGCTGCAATGATCCCAATGAGCCTGCAGCGCGCGCCCGACGCCAATCCGTTAGCGCAGAAGAATAAAGCCCTTCGCGCCGTAGAATGGCTGTAACACCACCTGTGTCTGCTGCTTGGTCCGTCTCGTCCAGAATGCGCAGTTTGTATTTGGCTGTGAAACTTCTCCGCTTAGGGATAGCGGTCAACTCGGCTGTAGGCTGCACTGGCGCTGTCACCATGCGGGTTGGCGGTGGCGGGGGCACAATATCATCAGGTCCAGTATCGGGTGAAAGCGGTGTCTGTGAAGGCATAACCATGGGTTCGTTCTCCTACGCCATCAAGTGTAAACTTTGGCCAGTGGAATGTCTCACACTTATTGGCACGGAGGGAGGCCGGATTTCGCGCTCAAACCAATCCCAGTAGTAAAGCTCTTTCTGATCAAGGATCACTTCAACATGGGTGACTTCCTTGAAGACCAGATTACAGCCTTGCAGATCGTCGGATCCCATATCATCGGGTTCCCATTCCATCAATGTGGCATGAATAAACCCACGAATTGGGATCCACACATTGCCTGGCATCTTGCGATAGTTGCCCGCAAAGACCCACTCTTCATGAGCGCCAAGACTTTCCAGAAGGCTTTCATCAATGCCTTTGTGTTCCGCTTTGGGCTCAAAGGCCTCTGTGCGCGGCTTGCCGAAATCAACCCCGCCAATACCGCCGCCCGGATTATGATTGACTGTTGTGTATTTGAAGGCAGGCAGAGCAAGCTTGGTCAGGATATTGGCGCGGGAATCTTCCGGAGACCGGACCAGTCGCAGGTCAATATCTCCGTTAATCAGTATAGGGCGCTGCATATAGAACTCTCCAGTTCAGGGAATTAAACAACCGAGCGCAGACGCGCCAGAATGTCTCTGATCAGGCCATCGACAGCCGGGCGATAACGGCGCATTTCAAAATCAGCGCGTTTGAACGCACTTGCTGTTTCCTGTTTGATCTCCAGATTGATGTGCCCCAGTTCAATTTTCTCAGGCTGGTTTTTGTCAGCTTTGAACATCTGGGAAGCAGGCGCGTAACCAAGGATATGCCCACCCTGCTTCAAACCGCGCAGATCACCAACAATTTCCCTGATCCACGATTCAACACGCTGCGCACTCTGCTTCTTGCCCAGATGACGGCGTGTGATTTTGATCATCTGGGTGACGATGTAATCCGTGCCCCGTTGCTGGTGAAGCTGAGGCCACTGGGCATCAGTTTGTGCCATATCCGTGCCAAGGAAGGTAAAGCCTCCCTCTGCAACCGAGCCATAAACGCCAATCTCACCCTCAGTCACAATCGCCACATCAGCGGCAAGCATCTGCTGGCCTTCCTTAGACCCGTCAAGGAAGTTGAACGGGATCTTTCTGGAAAGTCCGGCAAGGCCAAAAATTGGTTCATTACAGATGGTCTCAAAAGGCATGTTGCCATTGTTGGTATCAGCACGAACAATCAGGCCAGCAACGCGGGAGGCCATCGGACGTGTGACAACGGTATCACCTTCCCAGACCCGCGCCGCTACACCCACCGGCATCAAGCGGCCCGAGGCCATGGTCTCGCGGGCATCAATGGCATTTGCTGAACTTGTCGGGTCCACATCAACGGGAGCAACGGCAAGGATGCGTCCAATGTTTGCTTCCAGCGCGGCCACCACTGGGTTGACTGTCTCCAGATCCGGACGCCAAGCCGTAGAGCCAGCAACTACAATGCCCGGTGTGCAATTTACTGCAGACGGGATTTCAGTAATGGAATTGATGATAGCTGCAATCGCCGCAGCACTTGCTTCAGGTGTTGCCCCTTTTGCTGTGCGCACAACAGTCACATCAGCAGAACGTTCCATCAGATTGAGCTGATCCTGAACCCCGCGCAGATGATCGCGCAAGGTGCCGGTTCCAAGGGCGTCCACCTTTGCTCTATCACCGGATGAGATGCGTTTTGGAGTATCAAGGGGATACTCAGTATCGGATGCATCCTCAGAGCTGTCGATCACCAAGACCTTGGATAGATCGCCTTCTGTGACTGGAAACGGATCATCCGACTTATAAGAGAATTGCATGCCGATTTTTGGCGCGCTCATTGGCTGTTCTCCATGAAAAAACCCGCTCCAGCGATCTGCTGTGCGGGTGGGATTATTGGGGTATGTGAGAGTGGTTTAGGCGGGATCTGCCTCGGCACTCAGAATATCAGCAAGGGGCTTGGTTAAGTCCCACAGAGTGCCATTACTTGGGTCTGGGATCACGGGCAGTTGCTGGATTTCTGCGGAGCGGGTCACGATGCCTGCGCGATATCGAATAGCTGCATGGTAGAGCGCTTCCACCTTCCCCCGGCTATCCAATTCCAGCAGCACTCCGGCAGAAGTGATAGCCTTTACTGCACTTGCTTCAGGAAGGCCTGCATCAAAACCATCCAGCATTTCCTTGAGGCGAGAGACCGACTCCAAATCTGTCTTAAATTGGATACCATTTATTTGGGTGCCTTGATCAATCAGGATTTCGGCGTACTGGCTGACGTGTACTGCGGTTGCAGATACAGGTTCCACTTCCTCTACGGTTACTCCTATTGCACCAAGCTCATCCTCTGATAGGGCAGTGAATGCAGAAGGTGGGTATCGATTTCCGTCCGCAGCTGTGAGCGATTGTGTGGGGTCAAGTACGACTGTTTCCCCTGCTGTGTTCAGAGAATAGCGCTTCATAATTGTATCCTATAGATTCCATAGAAGTCGGCGGTTGCACCAGTTGGAGTCGGTCGAGCAGTCCCCCTAAAATAACGCCAGCCTTCAAAGTCTATGAATGGTAGATCACCAATCCCGTTAGCAATACCAGAGGAATAGAAAAGAGTATTCCAGAAAAAAAACGAGTGGTTTAAGTCGCTATTATGGAAGCAATAGTAAGCTAGTGTGCTGTTTATGTAGTGTTCGCCGGTTTCCGGCTCCCGTATCTCATAAGATTTCCCATAAAGGCCACTCATGCTGATTGGCCCATCTGAAACGCCAGCCAGCTCACGAACAGCAGAGCTTGCAAGGGAAATAGGTCCAGCCGCTTCCAGCTCCTCACGCACATTACCAAGAGAGATCGGCCCACTTGTTTGCAAGGTCATTTGCCCTCCACCTCGCTAAGCCGGGTGTTGAGTTCCTTGATGGCCTCAATGAGCAATGCCACCAGATTGCCATAGGCAAGAGAGAGGAAGGTCCCGGAATGAACCACCTCGGGCACCACCTCCTGGACCTGTTGCGCGATCAAACCAAGAGATTGCTTTCCATCTTTTTCATAGGAGCACCCTTGCAGCTGAAGCACCTTTGCCAGCGCCTCTGTGAGCGGCGCGATGTTCTGTTTCAGCCGTGCATCTGAAAAGGCTGTCACATCACCGGACGCTTCAAGCCTGCCAGTTACCTTCGCACCATTTACGTCTGCCTGCAGCTTGGTGTTGCCGGCAAATTTCAAAAGACTATGCACATGCCCCGAGATGGCCTTGCCGTCCAATGCGGCCTGCAATCCAGATACATTGCCCATGGAATGAGTATGAAACAGATCTGCCTTGCCGTTTAAAAGGTTCTGCAGGCCGGTTATGTCGGCTGGTTGGTGAGTGTGAGCAGCATCAGCTTTACCTGCAACACTTGTGACCAGGCTCTGGAATGCCGTCAGTGTCACCCGTTGTGCAATCGCCTGATTAATTGCTGCAAATGCGGCCTCGCTGTCTCCCTCATGAACGGTGAGCGCCTCCCCGATCTCTTTTAAGGTATCCAGTTCCGCCTGCAGCACGCCTCCGGTCATGTCCGAAAGCACCTCGGCTTTGGCAGCAGCAACAGCTGGCCCCAGAGCCGAGGAGATAAGTGCGTTTACATCCTCGGTAGAAAGAGCCTGACCCAAGCGCTGATAAATAACCACATCGATGGCGGTGAGCGCATCGCGCAGCCGTTGTACGTCCACACTGCGCGGCGGGTTTTCCGGGTGTGGCAAAGGCAGATCAAAATGCTCGGTCTTGTTATCGACAGTCATTGATCAAACCTCCGTTGCGCGGGCTGTGATACCGCGTACCCGTGGCCGGGATGCGGGGGTTCCGCTCAGTGTGAGTTTCAACCGGGTCTCCAAATCAGATGTGGAGGCAAGCAAATGCTCGCGCTGCGTCCAGCCATCGCCCTTTGCAAGGTGGGATGTGGGAGCCAGATCATGCCAGTCCCCGTCACCTCCCAAAGCATGGGAGACAGACGAACTGCCCGGTGTGCTGACCTCAAACATACTCCGCACTTTCAAAGGCCCGCCTGCCACATCCAATGTGATCGCCTGCGAGATGTACTCGGCGGTTTCCTGCAAGGTGCCAGCTAAAACCAGCAAGCGCCCTGCAATCAGCGGGGTTCGTGTTGGCGTGCCGTAAAGCAAAATAGCAACCTGCCAGTTGCCATTCAGATACCGATCCAGCTCCACATAGGTGTTGGGTTCCAGGCGGATCACATCCCCATCCTTGGAAAGCTCCACCACAACTTTTGTCTGCGGGCCCATGAGCTCATGGGAAAGAACGGCCACAAGATCCGAGGCATTGGAAAGAGCAATCGCTCCTGCCTCGATGCGGTGCTCGGTGGCGGTAAAGCGAGCACCAATCAGGCGGTAGGTTACATCACTGTCTGGATGCAGCACCCAGCCTGCATTGTTGGGGCTGGTTGCCATCTGGCCGCCAACGGGGTTTTTGCGCACCCATTGCTGCTTGCGGGCATCAAAGCCTTTTGGACTGTCCCCCACTTGCGAGCCAAGTTGAGCATAGGCAATTGCATGATCCGGATCGTCAGTGAGCAGAGCAAAGGCGCGGCGCTCACCAGCTGGAACCGGCAATGGCAGCTGATAGGCAATGCGGCTCCAGTTGCTTTCTAGATCGGCATTGGGATTGGACAGAGCAAAATCACCGGCAATGCTGCCAGAGGCAAACACGTTGCCCTCTGGCGTGTCTTGCGGCGCTGCGCGGACCTCACACGCAATCCCCTTGGAGGCATCGCCGCGTGCTGTGAATTCCACATCGACACCAAGCAACAACCGGTCCTCTGGCAACACAAAGCTTTGCGAGACAGGATCGCGCCGGCGTGGCTGTGCGGCAGGACGCAGCAGGACTGTGGTGACACGCCATTGCTCTGTGGTGATGGTGCCTTGAGAGATAAAAACAGCAGAAGCTTCAGAGCTACCCTGCCCTTTGATCTCCACCCGCTTCTGTCCTGTTGGTATATTGGCAGGCACATTGAACGATCCAGCCACCACCCCTTGTGCATCTGCAACCGCATTTTCTGCAATGGCGATGCCGTCAAAGGTCAGGCTGGCGACCTGTTCGCCAGGCCCAAAGTCTTCGGCCCGGTAGGTAATCGTGATTTGCGGAATGAACTCGGCTTCGCGCTGAGAGGTCGAGATCCGCTCTTCAAGGCTCTGCGATCCGGCAGAGGCATTCCAGGCCACCATGCGCACGGTTTGAGCTTGGGTGGTCTCAACCTCCACCTCACTCCAGTAATGCTCAGGCGGATCAAGCTGCAACGCAGCCGGCACAGGATCAAAGGCCATATAGGGATTAATCTTGGTGATTGCTGTTCTAAAGGGCTGCTGCTCGATCACCTCGGCTAAGTGGGGCAAGGTGTACCAGCCCTCAGCAAGCTCAAGCTCATGTTTGCTCACTGCCAAAGGCAGGCGCACAAACCCGCCAGTAACGACAGCCGTCGGATTCAATCCATCATCAACCTGCGACCGATCGGTGCAATTGTCGGTGAAGTAGCCTTTGTGAGAGGCCGGATCTCGATCAGCTGATTGCTGGCGCAATTGTAATGTTGAGACCTGCTCTGCCAACACCAGCAGATCGCGCTGGGTGGCGCGTGCCTCAGCTTCCTTGATCGCCTTAAGCCCGATGGCTTCAATCACAGGAGCTTGCCCCCAGCGATTATGAAGGCGTACCAACGGGCACAGATCCTCCGGTACACTTGGAGAAAGCGGGTTGAACCCGGTGGAAAGCCCTTTCAGATAGACAAAAGCCCCGTCCTGATTGATCGCCAGAATATCCGTGCGAGACAGTTTCCATTTATAGCGCGTGGTGACATTGCGGCCAGCAACACCGCCTGCAATCACGTAGCCCTCTGCACTGACAGTTTCAGGGACAACTTGCGTGGAGTATTCCAGCTCAAGATCAAGGCTGGAGCCCGGTGCCGGTTCAGCACCAGGGAGCGACCAATCCAGATTGTCGCCGCTGCGAGTGAAGTCAGCGCCCTCAACATAGGTTGTGCCGCCCTGCTTGATCGAGGTCACCGCATAGATGGACGCCACGCCAATGCTATCAATGCCACCGGCAACACCATGGGTGATGGTCTTGCTCATAGGCGCGATCAGGGTGACTTCTACAATCTCGTCAATTGGAGCGCGGTTGGTTGTGATCTCGCATTTGCCGTCTCCCCGATCCACATAGGCGTGGTTCTCGGTGCGAACCAAGGACAGCTCGGGTGTTTCTGCCTCTAGAAGTTGGCTATCGACCGTGCGTGTGACCAGAATACCGTTGGCCCGCAGCTCACCGGCAGAGATAAGCAAACGATGATCATCTCCTGCTTTCCCGCCATAAGACACATCAAACCCTTTGATCACATGGGAGCCGTGCGTCTGGCGCACATGGCGGGCAACAAGCTGCTCGGCCACATCCCCGGAGGGCGGTTCAATGACGTTTTGCACCTGTCCATCCAGCAAGGTATGGACGGGGTAAAACGTGCCCTCGGTACCGTCTCCCTCAACGCCCCAGGTCAAAGGATAGACAAGGCGAGCGGCAAGCGACTGGCCAGCCGAAGCTGTGTTGCTGACAATGCCCTTCAAGCTCGGGTCGTCCTGATCTGTGATGATTTGCTCATCCAGATAAACGCCGATAACCGCAAGACCAACAGTGGGAACGATAAGCTGCTTTTCCGGTACGCTCAGCAGCGCACTTTCAATCCAGATGCGAGCCGCTTCCACCAGCACCTGGCCAAGAGACTGCACGACAACGGCACCGCCTTCACGCAGCGAGCTTGCCCCAACAAGCATTGTGCCCACATCGCCAATCCGGGCCTCAAAGATCTGTTGTGTCTCATTGGCCTCAGCGCTTTCAACAAACTGACGCTTGTGATGCAACAACCGTTGATAGCCTTTGGAACGGTCATAACGGCTGTAAATATCCGTGAGGCCAAACTTGGCAAGAAGCTCTTGAAAACTCAGCATATCAATACCTGTCAATGAAGAAGTGGGTCAGGCCAGTGCCTGCAAACAGCGGTGTCGGCGTCATGTATGCCACGCGGGAAAGTGTTCCCGGCTCAACCACATCAGCGGGTAGCAACACCTCTTTGCCAGCGGGCACGCCCTCAACAAGTGCAGGATTGCTGTAAAGCGCTATGGCTCCCAGCTCCTGCCCCGCAAAGGACCCGATTGGAGCATGCACCTTCACAAACAATGTGTCGGTTGGATCATCGCTGAAGGCATACTTTAAGAGCTCACCATCAGGTGTCTGGCCCGCCACTTCACCAGCCTCATCAGGGCTCAAAAATCCAACTGCAAAGCTGCGCAAATACACGAATGGCTGTTCAAGGTGCGGGTTGTCCATATCCGGTGTGGGAGGAATGCCGTTCCACTCCGGCGCAGGCGGGCATAAAGCTGCTATCCACGTTTGCTGCGAGAGCACTTTGGTGACAGCAAGGGTCGCCGCACGCGTACGCACGTCGTTAAATATCGGGGTGCTCATGAACCACCTTTAAATCTGGAGAAGTCTATTGGCTGAAGAAGTCCGGATACGTGGGGATCAGGTACGGTTTTGCGACCTCATCCCAGCTTTCCGGCCACCACTCCGGCCATCCGCTTGTTTCAAAATCAAGCACGCGGGCTGAACAGAAGATTGTTCCACTGCGATAGATAATGGGCTGCGGCGGGTGATCATCAAAGATCATCTCATCCATGCAAAGTCCGAGGCCGGGTTCCTGAATGAACGCCGATATCAGCTCCGTTGCAAAGACAGGCGCAGCGCCGTCTTGTGCAAAGACTGCCCGCCTGCTTACACCAACCGAGATAAGCGGAGAGCCTTCCCAAAGCCGCACTCCTGAGTACCCGTCAAACAACCCGTCATCGTAGCGGTGTTCATCCAGACGAACGGGACGATAATCAAGGTCCTGCGAAAAGATCCTGAACAGCTCGCCCTCTGCGGCCTGTGAGAGCTTTGACAGCCCGACAAGCTGCTTGAGCTGCTCCAGATCGTCAGGGGCTTTTGTAAACCCGAGCTGGTAGTCCCACCATTGGTGGCGTCCGTCCGGCGTATCGATATAGCCCTCGGAATTTAGCCATGTGAACGCAATCTCAAAGGCTCGGTCCGTTCCGCGTGCGCGTTGCCATTCCGGTCCCTCAGAAAGCACGCGCTGCATGTCGCGCACATAAGGCACCACCTCCTCAAGTCCGTAATCCCAGATGAGCCAGGGAACCCAATCGGCAGGTGTTGAGGACACACCTATATGTTTGATGTTGTCGATGTGTTGCCCGTAACGACCATGGCTGTCCCACATCTGCGCCAGAACAAAGGTGAACGTGCCAGCTCCAGATGGGAGCAAAGCGCCGCTCATGAAATCAGCCGTTCAGTTGTGATCTGAACATCACCAAGTGCAAAAGCTTCATTGGAAGCAGCAATACGGTCTGTCCAACCGGGTAGCTCCACCCGCTGCACGCCGTTACTGTGCAAATAGTGATCCAGATAACTTGTTGTGATATCAAACCCTTGCTGCTGGTCCTTTATGTAAGCTTGCAACAAAGCAGCTTCCGGGTGTTCGGGAATGATGGCCTCCGGGTAGTAGTGAAGCACCGCGCTCACATTCACTGTCGTGACCACAGCCGAAACCACTTCAATCTGGACAAAATTGCGCTTGAAGCCTGTTTGGCGAAGAGAAGAGCTGATCCTGTCCAGAAGTTCTTGATCCGCAATTCCGTTGTTGTCGTGGGTCAGGACCGAGAATATCAGCCAACGCTCTGTGATGTTCCGTGTCTCTCCAAAGCCTTTCACATGCCGCAGGCGCGGATCAACACCCATGGCCCGCGCAACATAATACTCCATAGGGCCACCTGAGGATTTCCCCTTTTGCTCGATACGTTCGCGCTCGCGCAAAGCAATGTCATCTTCACCGGCCAGTCGTTGCAGGCCAGAGCGTTTAACCTTCAAATCAAGGTCCGAGCCTTCAGCGAATTCAGAGAGCAAAACCACACGAGCGGCATCGTTGAGCCTGCCAATAAAGTGCAGATCGCCATAGGCTGCAGCTTCAGCGGCAATCACCACTGGATCTGTTTCCAGATTCTCAACTGTGTAGGCGATATCTTTGGCATGAAAGCCCGCAACAGCCTCCTCAATCCGGTCCTGCCTCAGCTGTTCGTAATCAAGCGGCTGAACCACAACAGGGCGCGGAAAAGAATGCGGATTAAATCGGCTCATTGTGATCTCACCCAAGTAAGAACGAGCGTTCCCCTTCGACTGTGAAGTCTCCAAGATGGGCTCGCGGCATAAACGCGCCAATTATATGAAACTGTGTCTGACCTTTGCGCCGTTCCTCTGGAACATCCTGAGGAACGAGTTTTTTGACACGAAAGCGGGGCTCCCAAAGCTCGCAGGCAAGAGCTACAGCCCATGCATAACCGAGCAAAGTGTCGTTGGAGATATTGCGCCGGATGATAATTGCAGGAACGGGAGAGCCAAAGTCCTCGCGCTGGACCCGAGCGCCATAGGGTGTGGGAACGATCTCCTCTGCAATAGACTGGACCGTGTGTTCCCACGCACTTATTGGTTTACCCGTATGCCTGCATAATCCGCTCACGAGCCCGCTTGAGGGCTGACCGAGGGCTTAACGGTCGTTTTAGACTTATGCCGTTTTAGGTGGCCAAGCGCTTCCCAGGGCGCTGCCTTGTCCGCTGGCAGCTCAATGATATCGCCTGCCTTCACCGGCCTATGCTCCAGCCGCGCTCCGGCTTTGTCTGTCACTTCCCATTTTTCCATTTCAAACTCTCCTTTGCGTGACGCATCACCCAACAGGCTCACCGGAAACATCCGGCCCGCTGGCAACATCTTTATGTTTGTGGGTATGATCGATAGGTTTGCCGTGGGATTTGATATAACCGCCCTCATGCTCAATGTTGCCCTTCAGGCGGGTCACACCGGGCTCAATCACAAGGGTCTGGTTTTCACCAACGTGCATTTCAATAAGTTCTTTTCGCATGATGAGGCGGGTATCACCCCGCTCAATCATCAGCTCATCGGCATGATTTGACGGGCTTTTATTCTTTCCCGTTACAGGAGAACTGGAAGCCGTCAGCTGTCTGGCATCCCCGCCTCTGCGCCGTAACTCAACTGCTTGTCCAGCAGAGGGTGTAACCCGGATCTTCCAGTCTCCAGCCATTGGGAAAGCCCAATCAGCTTCAACTGCCTCACCGCCCTCATCTCGCTGCACCATGACCTTTTCGTTGTCGGGGTCGTATGAGGTCACAACCCCATATTCGATCATACGATCCACTTTGCGGGTCAGTTGCCGGATCTTCGAGTAAATCTCAGAGAAAGGCATTTGTGCTTACCCTCCTGCAGGCGGCTCTTCGGTTCTGGAAAAATTGATAGGATGAGGCATGTGGAGAATTTTCACCTCGCTCTGGGTAAGCCCATCCATCTCAGCGGGATTGACCCATGCATGAGAGTTTCCCTGTTCCATCCGGGTTCGAATGAGTTGCCCCACCACATTCATCCAGCTCATGTCGTGGGCTTCCAATACGCTCACTGCCGTATCCCAGGCGCCGGTGAGCTTTCGCCCTCGGGAAAGTCCCCTTGGAACGTTAAGAGGAAAAAACAATCGCCGTGTCGCCCGGCGAACACCGCGATCATCTGCTCCGCACAACGTTTGCACCGGGCCGCGCAGTTCACAAAACTCACGCCACACATCACCAATTGGGTTTTCAATATCCATCAGAGCAGCGGCAATATCATCTTCCACCAGATCGCAGGCAAGCTCCGCAGCACCATCGCTTTCAGGAGGTTCAACCTCATAGGCATAAACGGGTCCGTTTTCGGAGTGCCTGATTTCACTGATACTCTTCACACCGCCAGCAATATCAATCACAAGATCCAGCTCGATTTTGCCCCGTGAATGGCGAACACCCTTCTCGGTATAGACCACAGCCAAAGGCTCAATATCCCCATCCTTGAACGGTCGGTCCACGGGCATGAACTGGGTATCCAGAATACGGCGCTCATTCAAAACAGTGTTTCTTAAAACTGCGATCGTCAAAAACCGGGTAACTGTACGGGCAAGCATGGCAATCTCACGTTTTCAAAGTCAGTTCCAAAATCACCCAGCCTGCCTCAGGTTCGCCGCACGCGCTTACTCTGAAAACACGACCATCCTCCAGTCGTTTGAGCTCATCGCCCTCCTCTGGATTTCGGAGGTTTTCAAGCTCACCAAGGTGAACAGAAGCTGTGATGGTGTCGTCATAGGACCGGGAGCGAAAATCATCACCGCCTTTGCGGCCATCAGAGGATCGAGCATCCTCTAAAAAGGTAAGCTCTGCCTGGATGTTTACTGACTTGTCATCCTCAGACTGATCAAAGGAGCTTTGCCCCCTGACCTTTGCAGTGAACAAAAAAGGCTGACCAAATTCCTCGGCCAGCCTTTTTGATTTCTGCGCAAAGCGCTCATCAAACCCTGGCATCAGGGGTCAGAATTGCCCTTTGAGGCACCATCTCCAGATTCCGGCTCGTCTGGAGGTGGTGGCGCTTTTTCATTATCAGTCTCATCGACCTCAACTTGAATAACACCACCCAGCTTCTCCAGCTCCTCCAACTCCCTTTTGGGAAAATTGGCTGGCAGCTTTTTGCCAGGCTCAAACGTCCCTTTGGAGGTTTGAAGCTGGGCCGCGGCAACAAACTTGAGTTTGGCCATTACAAAAGCCCCTTCCAAACAAATGCGCCATTCGGGCGACCTGGAATCATCAACGGCGCTGATTGGCTCATGACCATATCTACGGATGGGTTATTATTCTCCCAGACCTTAGGGAAGATAGGCAGCGCTTTCAGCTCGGCCTTTTTGTCCAGGATCACGCCAAATCCGCGCACGCCATAAACTCCAGAGGTACCGGCCTGTCCCGTTGGAGCGATCAAAGCCGCATGGCCTGCAGGCAGGTAGCGGTGTTCCACACCAGCTTCATCGCGGTATGTGGAGGCATCCACATAAACAGCAAAGTTGCCAACCATGCCTTTAAACATCACCGGATTTTCAGGATCTGTTGCAGCGGGAGAAGTTGTAATGGTGCTGTCATTGCGCTTGGTCAGATCAAGCTCATCTTTGATGGACTTGTTCTTTTTGAAATGCGGCCAGAGCTCAGGCGCCATATGCAGATCGGTTGCAGGCGTACTAACCTTTGAAGCAACGTGGGTCGACTTACCCTCGATCTCTCCCATGATGTCATAGTCAGTATTCGACCACTTATGATTTGGGTCTGTATTAACAACAACGTTGTCGGCATCTCTACCAAAATCAATCAAAACAGAAGGGTAATCCTCGCCGGTTACCGTGATCTTTCCGGCAATCAAAGCCATACGGCCCATCCACTCCCAACGCGCTTCAATCTGCATCTTCTGATTAAAAAGATGCTTCAGGGTTAGCCGTTCAAACCGGTCCATATTGGACAGGTCACCTCCAAAGCTTTCACCCGCCATGCGAGTAATTGCGTCCGTTGGTTTGACCACATTCATGGGTTTGACATAGGCAGGCCGGAAGGTTTTAGCTGTAAAGCCCCCGGCTTCCTGCGGCTTACCTGCGACCAGCGGCATCACAAAGGGTGCCAGCGTCACCTGTTTTTCAAAGACATCATCAATAATGATCTCTTCTTTGTCAGAAAGATGCTCAAGCTTGAAATAGCGATCGAGATAAAATCGCTTCGGTGTAAACAGCGTCTCAACGACAAGCAGGAGCTGTTGCAGTGTATAATGATCCATTGCGAAAAGGCCCCCTTAACGAACCTGCCAATTGCGAGCAAGAATGCCGTTGGTCCGAAGAGCATGCTTGACCGCATCCACATCCAGACCTCCAAATTTCATAGCTCCAAGATTGAAATCATCCCCGCCCACATAGACAGAAACACTCGTATCAACGCTGAGTTCAAGGTCGGTGGGCATAATGAAACCAGCCTTGGTCGCATCATCCAGCGGTTCCAAACGTTTGCCTGCTGCATCGTACTGAAGCACTTGGCCCCGCTCATAGGATCCAGCTTTCACCGCATAGGGCTGGCTTTTGATATTCCCACTGTGAAGATTATCAATTGGAGAGGCTGGGAGGGTTTGCGCACTTGCCTGGTGGTTCATGATTTTTTCCCATACATTTGCCCTGCAAAAGCAAGAAGGTTTGCGCCTTTGTCTTCTTCAGAAGACCCACCGGCACCGGGTTGGACATCCGGCGTATTTGCCTCCAGCTCCTGCTTGTGCTTGGCAAACTGAGCAGGACCAGCTCCTGTTCCCTCCTCTGTTTTTGGAGCCAGGGCCAAAGGAGCAACCGCCAGCATCGCTTTGGCTGCCTCGACCGACAATCCAGTTTGAATTGCGGCCATTGCCATGGTTTCGCGGCCCTTAGCCTCTTCCAGAGCGAGAATGGCAGAGCCGCGCTCCCGTTCCTGTTCAACACCCGCTTTCACACCTTCCGCATGAGCCTCTGTTTTAAGAGCCTCAAGTTCAGCAGTGCTCAGAGTGCGAGCATCATCATCAGATTGAGCCAAGGGCCCACCTGTTTTGCTCATCTTCATTTTTCCCTTTGAAATGCCGCTGCGCGACGAGATGTGAGAGGAAAGACACTCCAAAGCCTCTTCAAAGGTTCCGGTCGCATCCACAAGACCAAGTTCAACAGCCTTGTCACCTGTAAAGGTTCGCGCTTCAGTTCCCCGAACCGCGTCTTCGTTCAAGCCCCGCGCATCGGCAACGCTTGAAACAAATCTTTGATAAAAATCATCAACACTTTCTTGAAAACCAGCCTTGGCAGCATCGGAAAGCGGCGCATGTCTATGGCCATCCACTTTGTTGGCGCCGGCATGAATGAAGGTAAACTCGCGCCCTTCCATCTTGTCTTTGTCAGCTTCATTGAGATGCACGACAACAACGCCAATGGAACCACTTATGCCTGATGGGATGGAGATGATCTCCTGACACCCACACGCCAACGCGTATCCGGCAGAAGCTGCCATGCCATTCACATGAGCAATTATCGGTTTTTGCTCTGACAGTTTTCGAATGAGCGAAGTGGTTTCAAAAGCTCCAACAGCATCACCGCCCGGACTATTCAAATCCAGAAGAACGCCATCAACCTCATCATCGACCATGGCAGTGCGCATCAACGCACCAATACCTTCATAAGAAACCAACCCCGAAGAGGCATTCAGGTAAGCACCGCGGTTCACCAATGCGCCGCTGATTGTAATCACCGCCTTACGGTCAATGACTTCATAAGCTGACTTTTGATATTCCGATCCCGTAGAACCAAAAAAACGATCAGCTTGCGGGCCAATCGTTTTTTGAAGGTCTTCAACTGAAGGTGCATCAAGACCAATGCGCCCTCCCAGAACCGAAGTCAGCACTTGCGCCTTCGTCGGTTCCAGGAGCAAAGGCCTGTTCAACACGTCCCCGGCAAGGCGAGCAAGTAAGTTGCTACTCATTGTCTTTGTCCTCATCCGGATTTGTTTCCAGCAACTCGCTTTGTTTGCCCTGCAGGCGTGGATGAATAAGGCCTATGCGTTCGTGATCCTTAATCTCCTGCTCCAGCCTTTTCATTTGGTCTTCATAGTCTTTGCCAACCGCAGCCAACTCATCTTCCATTGTGACCAAGCCAGTCCCAAGACCAATCTCAGCAGCTTTTGCATCCTTCAGTGGGTCAGCAGATCCACGGCCAGGCCCCAGCCATCGCCCTTTGCAATACGCGCTTTTGTTTTTCCAAAAAGACACCGCATGGCGCGGTACAAAGATCTTGCCAGTGGCAATGCCTTCTTCAACCACCGCACAGAACCAGGGAGCAACAAAGCTTGAGATAAAGCCGCTCCGTTCCGAAGTGATCCCTCTCCAGACATTCAACATTGATCCTCTGAAGCCTGAATAGGAGAGCTTGGAATAATCACCTGTGAGCCATTCAACACTCACACCAAAAGCGCTTGCGATGTTGCGCAAGGCAGCCAACTCAAAGCTTTCATAATTACCCGATGGACGCGCCGGGTTTGTGAAGTTGATGGATTCACCAATTGCAAGCTGGCCTAGCCGTACCCCCGGTATTTCAATTGGATTTTGTGTTCGCTGCAGACTTCGATTGACTTCCATCGCATCAAGGAGCTGCTCAACTTTGGCTTTGCCATGATCCTCATCTTCAAGCAGCTCCCCAAGAATATTGTCAGGAGAATCCGACGTGACGAATGCAGCCAGAACAGCATTCAAGATTGCTGCATCCAATTCGACCTCATCAAACTTCCCAAGCTGCCGTAATTTCTTGGTAATGGGGGCCATGGGAGGGCGTCCCCTGATCTCCCCCACATCGCCACCTAAGAAGTGGTGAAGGACCCGGCGCGATCCGTCCTGATTAAACTTCTGGATCCGCTTGCTTGCATAGCGCTTGGAGTACGCTGTGCGATCATCAGGATGAGCCTCGCTAAAATTATAGGCGAGCGCCTCGCCGTCTTTCCCAAGTTCAAGGCCATCCCGAAAGTAAGGCGTGGGCATTTTCCCCATGGGTTGGCGTAAGCGATCACTATGAATAAGCTTAATGGCCGTATGGCTTTGCCCGCCGCGTTCGCGCCAGCATATGGTTGCAAGAGCCTCGCCCGATTGCAGCCAATGGCGCACAGCCAGCGCCATAAGACCAACCCCATCAAGGCGCATGGTGGCATCACAGCGGTGCTCAACATCATTCACATGGGCACGCCAGAAATCTTCTATGGCACTTGCAAGATCGACGGCTTCCTCCTCTGTAAGACCAAGCGCCAGGGCATCTGGTTTTGAGGAAAAATTAATCCCAGTACCAACAATACCATCCACTTTTTTGGTGATCGCAGAAGCGGCCCATGGATTATTCCGCGCCAGATCTTGAATACGCGGCATCATGTCAGGGCGGTCGGCAGAGAGGGCATCTTGTGGAGACGTACGCGGAGGCCTCCATCCTGTCAGAGATTGGTTTTTATTGGACGCAGCCTCAAATGCACGCCCGCCGCCCATACGTGCAGCTGGACGCACGGGTCCGATCTCATTGCCGAATACGTCAATGAGTTTGGCTTTGGTCGCAGCCATAAAACACCTCAAATTTTAGAAGGATATAGCTCTACTGCCTCTTCCCGATTTGGTAGGAAGTCCAAGTTCTTTTCGCAGGCTATTGATATAGTCCTGCAGACCCCGTTTATTGGCCGGCTTGAATTCAAGCTCGCGCCCACTACGGTCCCGCATACGCACTTCATTTTGCCCAAGGTTGAGCCGATGCAATGCATCCTCAGCCTCAGTGAGCCTGTGTTTTTGCAGGGCTCTGTCTTCCTCTGTCATAGTCATGACGAACCGCCTAGATTTAAGGGGATTTTGCCAATTTAGCTCGAAGAGCTGCTCGCTCAGCAATGAGGCGATCTCGCTCTGTCTGTTTGGCGTCAGTTTGCGCTGTTGAAGCAGCTTTGACAGGTGACCGGGTCTGGTCCGTCTCGTTTGTTTGAGATATCCGAGGTGCCGCCAATCCCAGAAGATCTTCAAGATCACCTTGCTGCTCTGGCGGAGGTGTTGTCAGCCTTTCCTCCAGGTCATCCCAGTCCGCATCGCTCATACGCCGAACGCCTGAATGAATAGCCACCCCGTCAGCGTAGTTCATCATATCCAGAACCTCGTTGCGATCGCGCTGCGGGACCCAAGCGTACTCTTTGCGCCCGGTTCTTTTATTCTTTTCTCCAACCCATGCTTCTGCTGTCAGCTGTTCATAAAACTCGTCTTCAAACCCGGAGGCAAACCCGACAAAACCACGCTCATCTGGATCTTTACAAGTTCGCAAGGCCCGATAAAGAGAGAGTTTCATTTTGGAAACGCCCAGGTTAAAGAACCAACCGTGCCAGGGCTTTCTCTTGCTCTTTCGGCCTTTGTGCGAGACCTCCTTGCCAGCGGCCTCGATCATGGGGACTTCGTGACCCTTTGCCCCGCGCACCATGATCACCTCAGACTTGCGAAGCTTGCCGGTTTTGATCCAGCCAAACACATCTTCAGTTGAGTAGTTGCCATCAATTCCGGTTTTCGTGATCGCAATGTCGTGGCCACAGGGATTGCGAAACCTCTTTTTCAACAACTGGCTGAGTTGAGTGCGCACGTTCTCCTCGCAGATGTGCCCATGAATGACCCCATGATCCACGGTAAAGGTTCGGTTTCGGCGGCCATAAGCGCGTGCCAACCACTCAACACGGTCCTCTTGCACGTCAATGCCGAGAAAAACCAAATAGAACCCGAAAGGAACACGCCCGCGCCGGTTGTCCGCCTCGTCAGCTTGTTTCTTGATGCTTTCCCAATCAGGGATGGAGCCTTCAACTTCCAGTGGTTCTCCTAGATCATCATTGAAGAACCGCTGCAGCTTTTCCGTGTCTCCTTGCGCTGCCAACCAACTGTCAGCAATACGTTCAAAGGAAGCCAGCGGAGAGTAAGCAGACCATAAAAAGAAACTGCGATGTTTGCGCAGCATCTTGGGATTATGTGCAACCCACCGCCCCTTTTTCATCATCTCGGCGCGGTGGTGTTCCTCGATCGGGAAACCGCAATCAACGCAATGGAACCGAGCTGTTGCGGTATTCTCCGTATCTATGCTGGATTTAAAATTCTCCCACTCCAGAACCTGCTCATGCTCGCATTGCGGGCACGGAACGTAATAGTGTTCCTGACTGCCAAGCTTAAAGCTGGAGGTGATCCTGCAACCGGGCCAAAGCAGCGGTGTGGAGTTCTTGAATATTTTGGCAAACAAAAATGACTGAGCGCGGCTTTCGGCTTGTCCTTCAGGATCACCTGCATCGTTGTTGATCCACTTAGCCAAGTCATCAAGAACAATGTTTTTCCGGCTCTCCATTGAAAGAGAAGCTCCGGAGTTGGCACCGGAAATGAGTAGGCTGGCTAAACCGTCTCTGCTGTCTTTACGAAGGATCGTATCAGTGGCTTCTTTGCTATTGCGCGGAAACTTTGCGCGAATGGTGGGAATATCGTTTGCAAGAGTTTCAAACTTGGATTTGGACCAACGCTTTGCATTCTCCAGCGTTGGCGTGATGTACATAAAATCACCCCCTTGCACATCCAGGGAGCCCATAGTCCAGATTAAAGCCAGGATCGTGCCACCAAGCTGAGCACTTTTTTTAAACGTGACAGTGCGGCACGGGTCTTCTGGCGAGAGCGCTTTTAGAATTTCATTGAAAAACGGGAAGACCTCGGGATTGTAGTACCCCGGAAAGTCACTGCGTTCAGGGCGAAAATACACATGCGTTTGTGCCCACTTAACATAATCCACCAGTGGAGGTGGTTTCGCCGCTTTTGCCGCTGCCTTCCCCAACTGGCGGCGTGGGTTGGCCAGGTATGTTGCCATGGTCACTCTCCACTAAGTCGACAGGATCCTCCAGTTCAGGCTGCAGTTCAGAGTCTTGCTCCAAACGCTTGTAAATGTTCTCCCGAACAGCTCTGAACGACCGCATTAATGTGTGTTGAACATCACGACTGGAGATTTCAAAATCTGAGGAAAGATCAGCTGCGAACTGCTTCAGACCCCCTTCAAAACTTCGCATGACCTGCGTCATGATGCGGCCCATCTCGGCATTTGCATCTTCGGTCAGGATATATTGGCCTCGGGTTACACGCCTTTGTTCGAGGGCATCCTCTTCCTCACGTTCAAGCTTGAGCCGTTTAAGCCGCTGGATCAAATCCGCGTCTTTTTCCTTCAAATCAAGAGAAGGCCCGCTCTCACTTGCTGGCTTTATGGTGTTGGCATTTCCCGTGAGCGGCATCTTTTGCTGTACTGGTGTAGCCCGCGGTGGCCCGACACCCGATCCCGGTTTCATTTCCTGCGTAAGATTGGTGTCCTTGCCATTTGCAAGGCTCTGTCCAACGTCACGCCTGCCGTAAATCAGGTCTTTAGCGAGATCAGCTTTGATCTTTGCGCTGCGACCTTCCCCCTCTAAAGCGTCAGCGGTAATTTTCCCTTCACCGATCCATTGCGACACGCGAGCCGGTGAAACACCTACCTCTTTGGCAAAGCCGCTTTTGCTCACAAGCCTTGTCATTGGCGCAACATCCTAAAGGTTCAATCTGGTCTCCAGCATGGCCGGTTTATTCATGCCCAATCACTTGTGCGCCTGGCATCAAATCGGCCCCGAGAAAGCTCAGGTTTCCACGACGTTCACTTAAGTCAGCTTTTAAGCCGCTCGCCTCTTTTAAGGCTATTTTTTAAGTGACTTAAGCGCAAACCCCAACGATGCAGCGGCCCCGTGTAGGAGGGAGAAGCGCCCAAAGGACCCAAAAGAATGCAGGACGCATTCACTCCCAGCTCAGCCGGCGACCGATGCCAACAGCCTGATGGCCCGGACCTCGATCGCCTGTGCCGCCGCATCAGCAGCAAGCTCGAGCGCATCAGAGTTGCCGCGCTCAACTTCGCGGTTAGGGTTCACACCCCACAGTTCTCTGACCATCTCTTTGTTGGGATTACTGTTCATCGGCACACCACGAATGCGCCGGAACACACCACGGTGCCCACTGCGCATAGTCGCGATGAATGTCCCGCGGTGCAGCCCCCAGCCGGGAGCAACCACACCTTCCGGCGTCTGTTTTAGGCCGCTTTGTTCTGCCAGACGAAACCACCCCGCATGAAACAGAGCAGAGCGACTGCTTCCACCAGCATTTACGAAGACAGTTCGCAGGTTGCGCCGGATCTTCGTTTTGGGGAGTTTGTAGTCGGACAGGTCGTCAGCCAACGCTTCAAGATAAGCATCACGCCCATCACGCAGAGCAGACTTAGCCAGCCGTGCCAGCCCTTTGGCTGAAACCTTGTCACCGGTAGCGTTCAATGCTCTGGCGAAGTTCTCTAGCTGCGCATCAATGTCATATTCAATCATATCAGCACCTCCAGTTGTTTTCCCCTCTGTGGCCTACCGCATCTCTTTGGCAGAGCCAAAGCCTTCAACCACTGAGGGGAAACCAAGCGCCCGCATTACTGGGCAAGATCATTGCTCTATCCTCCACAGGTGGACAAGGCGGAACTGCATTCATTTGCTCAATAAAAAACCGCCCTAAAGGATCATCCCTCAGTGCGGTTCTTGGCTCGCTGCTAAGTTGTCAAATCCTGTAGGTCAGATCAAGCCGTACGTTTCAAATAGTTAAAGCCAACGACAGCCCTATCAAACGTAGGTGATTGATAAGGCTTGAGTTTATGAGTTTTCAACAAGGGTAGAACATCTGCAATTATCTCCAATGAAGCACACCAAAAGTTGAAAGTCTCATGCAAAAACGCTTCCAAATCACTTTGATATCTTCGAACAGTCAACTCACAGGCCTGCCCTACTCGGCATCCGGGCCCATCATAATCATGGGGCTTTGCTAACTTGGTGCCTGGTTGCTCAAACAGCTCTTCTCCATCACACCAATAACTCATCGCAACACGCCCGGATCTATCCCGCTTCGCTTCCAGCCGCTTCCCATCCAGAACAGGTTTTTCAGGCCGGTCAAAGTGTGAAGCGTAGTAAATAAGCAGCCCCGCAGCATACGCACAATCTTCTGATTGTTCTGCAAATTCCAACACAACACCATGCACCGTTGCCGCGTCCGGATGAAGATCAACACATGAGCGCCCACCTCCATCAACAAACTTTCCCAAATCCAGCAGTTGTTCAAGCACGGCCATCGCGCTGCGTGTTTTCAAATACCGCGCTTCATCGTGATTGATATGGTCCTGATGGGCTTTCTGGTCCCCATAGGTCCATTCCAGCAGACTCACCAGATCAATCACTCTTACTGCATTGCGCTGCGCCTGTTCCTGCTTCACGCGTTCAAAATAGGCTGGGGTTGAGGTTATAGAATGTGCCATTTCGTTCTCCAACACTCAAACCAGTTCAAGCAGCAACCTGCAAAGACCCCATAAAATCCTGAAGCTTTCGCACACGCTGTGTTCTTGCCTCAATCACTTCTGGCACAAATAGAGCAAAGTAAGCCTCTTCCAGCCCTTCCCGAGCCTTTGTGATGACCAACTGTTTGCTGCCACTTGGGAATTCTTTGGCGAGCGTTTCCAAACAGTCGCTCTGGACAAAGGCAAAAACGCAAAGCGCGCAGTCATACCCCATCAGCAAAGCCAAATCATTCAGCTTTGCAGATGTTTTAGGCGTGGAAACCACCATCCAATCCCGCTGTTCATCCAATTCAGCGTTCAGCCCGTGCAACATCAAAGCGATTTGTTTAGCTGCTCTTAATTGCTCATCTGAAAACATCACGGCACCATAAATCTCAATAGTTTTTGCAACATCAAACATGGTGGGCTCCTTCATTCGTATCGGTCTTAAGCACGTTCTGGGCAATCATCGTGGCAAACCGTTCACGACGCGCCGTAAATGCATTCAACATAATTTTCACCGGATGATTATCAGGCAACACCCGCCCCGAAACATCACGTCCAAACAGCCCATTAAGAGCGGCTTGTTCCTGTTTGTGAAGCCGTTGGCTTCGTGCAATCGCGGCAACAATCAAGCCTTCACACTCACAAACATCGGGCATGCGGTGGTTCCGTTTGATGAAATCAATCAGATCTCCTTGCCAGTCGCCATTGCACGCCCTGAGCCCAAGATTCATATCTTCAGCAACCAAAATGCGCACAGCAGCATCTTCCGGCAGGCCAACAGCTGCTTTGTTCAAAACCCGGTCACGTTTGGTGCGGGTATAGGTTTCGCGGGCTGTTTCCTCGCAAGCTTCAACGCATTTTGGCGGCAATGGCCACGTTTGAGAGGCTGCTTTTCTAAAAACCCGATCGGAAGCGCCGCGCAGAATCCTTTCATCAAAACCAGATAACCGCGTGCATAGGTCCGCAAAATATTCCTTATCGGAAGCCCCCGGTGTTCGGCTAAAAGTACCCCGCAGCGGCGCCACAAAAAACTGAAGCACCGGATGCGTTGAGGTTTGAGCGGCTGCAGCTCCCATCAGACACCTCCTGCTGCAAATTCAGCGCTCAGTTCATCAATCGCATTGCTGCAACTCCTGCGAGATGCCTCCAGTTCCCGCGCTCGCTTGACCTTGGCTTGGCCGCCATCCTTCACGAAACGAGGGTTTATCTCTGCAATTTCTGTTCTTGATTTTCTGGCAGAGATGATTGCCTGAGTGAAATAATTCAAGCTGCGCGGCAGGACCGGCGCTCGCTCCAGCACCATGGCAATCGCAGGTTTCACGTCCCTTTCAAGGTCGCAACCAACCGTAAACCATCCCATAATCGGGTTCGTTCCACCAGACATGCGGGCCACGTCCAACTCTGGTTTTAGTTCTGCAATGGCACTTACAACCGCATTTGTGTAGCGTTTAAGCGGCGTGTCTTCTTGCCGTTTTGCATGAGAGGGAAAACGAGCATTTCGCATATTCGCCCCACTCGCAGCCGCTTTGTCATCATCTTTAATCGTTATTATAGTTTCGTTATTATAGGTGTCCGCCTGAGTGGACAGCCCCCGTCCGTTTTCGCATCTCTTTTCTTCTCTGCGTTGCGCTTCTTCTTCCAAGTCCGGCTCAAATAAATCGGCCTGATCTGCCGTGAGCAGGTCCTTATTGATTACTCGATAGATGAACGAACAGCTGCCGCCATCCTTGCGTTTACCACCCTCACGCTCCAACCAGCCGGCCTTTATCAGCTTTTGGATTGCCCTATGCACAGTGGTACGCCCAATACGTAATAGCTTTGCAATCTTGACCTGAGAACGGTAGCAAATGCTGTACTCATTTGTGGAACTGCACAAGACACCCATCACCTGCAAGTCTCGCGGTGAAAGGTCTGGATCAGCAAAGATTCCAATCGGCATGTAAGACCACTTACGTTTCTTTTTAGCTGTCATAACAAGCTCCCGAAAAATCTAATAAGAAAGGTATTTGGGGGAAATGGAGAGGAACCTGCGTCAAACCAGCCTCCCTTGTTTTGGTGGCAAAGGCGGCGGCGGTGTACGTTTTGCAGCATTCACATCGCGCTCGTAAAGCTTTGCATGAGCGGGGCAGAACCACAGTTGGCTAAGCTTACCAGCCTCATTGACCTTGTAGCCGCGTGAACCCCACCGGGCGCATTCCTCAGCCATGCAGAGGTGGTTGCTATGTCCGCTCTGCGTAATCCGTGGAGCTTTGCTGCGATCAATTTTGAGGGGCATCCTTCACCCCGCTCTTGTTCGAGGCTTCTTCTAAAACCCGTCTTGCTTGGTTTACCTTCGCCAACGCCTCAGAAACCGGAGGATTAAGCGTCGCAAATAGTGCTCGCAAATCCTGCTCATAAGGCCGCATATTAGCCTCTCCAAGTTCAGCATAAAAAACCTTCAAAAAAGCCTCAATGCCATAGCCAGTCATAGCGTCCAGGGCGCGCAATTCACACTCACCAAAAGTGATGATTGCTTTTGCCTCAACTGTGGCCACTGCCTTAAACTGTGCCATCAACAGCCTCCCCATTTTTAAGGTTGGTCAGATGATCACCCAGCACTCCGTTCAAAGCAGAACAGGTACTCATCACCATGGCCAAATCCTTATGAATCCGACCAATCCCGGAATAAGTTTGCGACACACCCAAGGCATGAACAGCAGCAACAGCTGTCAGGAAATTTTCGTCATGGACAAGACGCGAGGCATCCTGCCCAAGAGTTTGAGAGAGATTGGAAAATAACTGCTCAAACTGCTCAACTTTCCGGCTGTCATACCCTTGTCGCCGCTCAAGCTCCGCATTGACCTGCTGTGCGTGTTTTTCTTTGACCTTCAGCACTCGGTTACGCACCAATGCCTCAAGTTCAACTTCCGCTGATTTTGCAGATGACCGGCACAGGCTCGCGAAAAACTCGCGGGAGAGCTCTACCGGGTTTTTATTTCGCTGAGGCTGCTTTTTAATCCGAACAGAGCCGCTGTCAGAGACCTCCAACACACCCCAGCTCTCCGGTAATTCCTCATCCTTGGTCAGCCCCTTTGGCGTGGCCAGAATGAACGTATCGCAGTATTGGGAAATGGCTTCTGCTTTTGACGGATCTTTCAGCTCATTCCGCAAATCCGCCTTGCTGACTTTGACTTCAAACCCACGTATTTCAAACCCGCCAGACTCCCACATATTGACTGCGATTGCATCTGCACGGCGACGAGAGGCGAACCCCAAGCCCTCAACAACTTCGGTAAAAAGCGCCCATTTGGGTTGGCAATACGTGGTGCGCAAAGCCGCGATAACATCCTCAGACTTCATCGTTCGCTCTCCCACAAACCAGTTGTAAAGGCGGTCTCAGCTGCGTTCAAATCCCAGGCGTGGTCATGCGAGCCATACTCACATCCACACTCATGCAGGAAGTCCGCAAGGCACCGCTCGGCATAGTCTTTTGCCTGGTCACTGCTTTGCCCCTGCGTGATGGCAAGGCGCTCGATCTCGGTAAGGAATTGCGGCTGGGTCAGCTCTCCTTCCTCCCAGAGCTTTGCTCTGTAAATCGGGCTTGCGTACAAGCGCTGCATGAACTCCTTTGCGGACTGCTTTTCCGTCCAATATGCTAGGAAGATCTTCGGTTTACGGAAATTGTCCTGAGGGAAGAGCCAGCGCTGCTCTTCAAGCAACAAGTCTTTATCAACGGACTTCACCAGAGCCTGCTGCGAAGTATAACAAAGACTTGGCAATCCAGCGGCATCATGGATCGCCATATCGTGCCTTACCTTCAAATGCTCAAGTGCAACATCAACCTGCCCACCACCAGGAAGCGCGCAAAGAGCCTCCTTTACCGGCGTAATAATATCTCCGATGTAAGCCTCATGGGCATCATGCAACAAAGCCAACAGACGGAGTTGAGGATCATTCTCCTCACACACATGATCATGCGCCATGCAGCAATGCTGAGCCACAGAATACCGCATTTTCGTATGACCATTAAAGCGAGGAATATGGGCCAGCACCTCAGCGATCTCCCAAAAGCTCACTAAGTTTGCTTGCGGGTCCAGGAGGTCCCATGTTCGGCCATATCGAGTTGTAACAGTCGTCATGCAGCACCGCCTTTCACGTTGGGAAATGCCCACACAGCCGCGACACAAGCAACAACGGGGCTCCATGTCTCGCCATTAAATCCGGCAGGATGGGCCCATTCAATTTTGGTCATGCGGCTACCTCAAATACTTTCAGTTCCGGCAAATTAACTTCAACAATGGCCTTGGCAACGGGTGGGCAAACGCTGTTGCCGCATTTTGCGGTCTGTTCCGTTTTCGGGAATGGCTTACCCTTGTAATCAAAGTCGATGCAGTAGCTTTCAGGAAAACCTTGCGCCCGATAAAGCTCAGCAGGTGCAAGCATCCGCATGCCAATATCTGTAATGACATAGGGCTCGCCGCCAACCTCAATGCTCACAAGTCCGTGGCGATCTTTGGTGGTCACAGCCCCAAGCGGCGCATCAACAGCCTGCCCAACGCTCGATCCGTAGTAAGAGGTTAAAAACGCCCTCACCTCACCCGCATGGTTTCCACCAGCTGTAAGTGTCGGCATCGGCTCTGTAACTGCTTGCCCATGCCTGCAGGTCCCGCGCAGCTTAATCAGGTGGCTGGTGACAATCGTTTGCTGTGTTGCCCTTGCGGTGATTGTCGAAAGCGGCGCATCAGCAGCCCGGCCCACAACATCAAAATTGTGCTGAGCCAAAAAGGCAGCAACAAGAGCCGATTTCCCCCCTCCATCCGCTGTGATTGTCCCTAAAGGGTCAGCAACAGAGGCACCTCTTGAGTTACCGAACTGTCGATCAAGGCAAGGCACGACAAGCGCCCTGCACCCACCCTTTTCAGTTTTAATCGTGCTGAATGGCTTGGTAAGGGGCTCAAGGCTCCCACCATGGCTCATATTGAGAATGAAGGGTTCAGGAGCATCCAAAACAAATTTTTTGATACCCGCAGCAATGCGGCGCATTGTGTTCTCAACCAGTGGGCGTTTACGCTCAAAAATTGAGGGGCAAGGAAGAGACCAGTCAATGCAATCAGCCGCTGTTTTCCATGGCAACAGCTCACCGCATAAAACAGCCTCACTCCTCGGATTCCCATGGGTGGGGTCAGGCCAGCGAATAGTTTTGCGATCGCGCCTGGCAACCATAAACAGGCGTTTGCGGATGGTTGGAACCCCATAATCACAAGCTTTCAACTCACGAAATTCCATTTTGTAGCCAAGCTTACCCAGAGCTATTTTCCAGGCTTCAAAATCCTCCCATCCTTTAAACTCAGGTACATTTTCAAGGATGATGATGCGCGGTCGTTTACTACCAAGCTTTTGACTGAAATTCACCACAGACCAGGCCAGCATCCGAACCGAACTGGAGGTTGGTTTCCCACCCCGCGCCCGTGAAAAATGCCTGCAATCCGGCGAGGCCCATAGCAACCCCACAGGGCGACCGCCCGTATATGCTGCCAAGTCCACATCCCACACGCTTTCTGGTAGATGGATTGTATCGGGATGGTTCTGCGCATGCATAGCAAGCGCGGCCTCACAGTGGTTTATGGCAATGTCAGGAGACCGCCCCAATGTCATTTCAATCCCGGTAGACGCACCGCCGCCACCGGCAAAGGCATCAATGATAAGCTCTGAATGAGCCCCTAGCGGAGGCATGGGAATATCCAGTCCGGGCAGTAATTGAGTTTCCATTACACGACAGCTCCCTCAAACAAAGGACCCATGTTTAGGTCTGGAGTTACTACCGCCCGCTTACGTTCATCTGGCCCCATCCAATCTTGTTGAATGCGCTCCTGCGCGATCTCCGCGTATTCTGGGTTCAACTCGATCAAAGTAGGCTCACATCCCATTCGAAGAGCGACCAAAGCAGTCGTACCTGCCCCGCCAAATGGATCAAGAACTTTCCCGCCTTTGGGGCAACCAGCGCTCAGACAACGTTCAACAAGCTCTGGTGGAAATGTCGCAAAGTGAGCGCCAGAGAACGGGCGTGTTGCCATATTCCAAACTTCAGGCTGGGCAGGCTCATAATTGCGCAAATTGCGGCCGTTTGCCTGCTGTTCCTCTTTTGTCATTTGATCCCAGCCTTTTGCAAAACCAGCGTGCGGCCGTTTGTGCCCACGCTGTCCTGTAATGACTGCTTTATTGCCAACTGATTTGCGCTTGCCCGTGTCTCCACTTACATATGAACCACCTCGGAACTCACGTGCATCTTCATTACTTACCCGCCCCTGACGAACTTCCTGAGCGTTGTAAAAATAACGGGCGGATTTGGTGATAAGCCAGATCTTCTCGTGTGCATTCGCCGGACGGTCCCGAATACTTTCAGGCATTGGGTTCGGCTTAGCCCAGATGATTTCGGAACGAACCCACCAACCTGCATCCTGCAAGGCGATAGCCAATCGATTGGGCACCATGCAAAGGTCTTTGGGTTTTAGATAACCACCGGACACAATCCTGCCTGAATGATTTGAGCCCTCGTTTCTGGATTGCTTGCAGTCACCACCTCTGCGGTCTTTGGGCTCTCTATCTGGATCAAAGACAGGACCAATTGTCGAGAACGGCTTTTGAGTGAAAGTTCGATCATCCTTACCGGTTCTCACCCTTCCTGAATTATCAGCTTTATGACCCGCTGGGGTGGTGGCGTAACAGTCACCGTAATTGATCCAGCAGGTGCCTTCTGGTTTCAACACACGGCGGACTTCCTCAAATACCTGCACCATCTTATCAAGGTGCTCTGCAAGAGTGGGCTCAAGCCCAATCTGACCATTGACCCCATAGTCCCGCAGCCCCCAATAAGGAGGAGAGGTAACAACACAATCGAAATGATCTTTAGGGAGACCGCACAATACATCCAGCGCATCGCCAACCAGAATTTCAAAAGCCCTCATACTCATGCCACAGCCCTCCGAGCGTTCGACAGCTCTTTGGGGCGGGGAGCGCCCATCTTCTCGCAGTAGTGCTTTATTGCGTTTACGACCCCATCAACGCTGACACCCGCCGCTTGCGAAATGGCGTCATAATTCCATCTAAACCGGCAACTCAACCCATAAAAAAAACAGCCCCGCGCAAAAATATCGGCAGCGCCCTGCCCTTTGGCGGTAAACAGCTTGCTCACATGCACATTGCAACTCTTGGCTACATCCAACGCGAACACCTGCATGCAGTCTTCCAGAGCGCTCAACAGCCTCAACTGCGGGCTGGTGGCAGTGCCAACTGCTTTTACCGGATGGAGCGGACGACCGTCTTTCATTGGCACACCAGAAAGCTTTACGTGTTCGCTCTTTTCAGTACCCACAACCTCCGCGACCTCTTCCAGAGAGACGCCGAAGATCTGTGTGATACGCCGATGGCTCATACGGCGCTGGTCATGAATTTTAATTTTCCGGCGGATGCTTGGAGAATAGATCATCAGGTGGGCTCCCGTTCTATAACTTCACAGGTTTTATCCAGCCTCACAGCAACGCTGATCAGCTCTGCAAGTTCACGGCGTAAATGATGGTGCTTCACTTCATCCGCAGTGATTTTGCCATCGTCTTGCAAACACTCCGCAACACGAGAAATGACGTCAGAAAATTCTTTTGAAAGCTGCCCCACATTTCCCACCCAATCGGGTTCAGCAGCTTCTCGCGGCAATTCCACCAGCGCATACCCACTCATACGGGCCAAAACACGGGTTAAGATCGGGTCCGCAGCCTCGTGCTCCAGATCAGCAATAACGTCCACCGGCATAGCTTCTTCACTCTGCTGTTGGCCGTAGCGAGAAAGCTGACTGGGAGAAACGCGGGTGCAAAGACTCGACGCTTCCACGCCCCCATTCTTCTTCACCAACTCTTTGGAATAGGCGAAAAGGCGGGAATAGTCGGCGCCCCGCAGGGGGCGTATGGTTTGTGCGCGAGACATGCAAAACTATCCTCAAAGATTTCGCTGACAGCGCTCAGGCAGTCTTACAGACTGTCTGCCAGAACATTTCCGGGCAGACGAACCACAAAGCGCAGCCGAGGCTATTTGATGCGAACAGAAAAATGGAATTTGGAAAAACTGGAACGCGAAGCAAAGCTGCAAAAAGGTCAGAGCGGGCAAGACGCAACCACCGCCATAAAGGCGCATCGGTTTGCAATAGGCTTTGCGGAGATTATCAGGCAGAAGGGACATGATCGCCCTCCTGCCTAACAGGACCACCATCGGCCTTTGCTTTCTTCCAATTGAAGAGAGATCGATCCAGAGAAGCCCCTTTGGCACAGGCCAACTTCTCCATTTCATTAAACCAAGCAGCGGGGAACCTATTATGAGAGATCGCCATAGATACCGCGGAGGCCTGAACCCCCAAGCGTTCCTGAATTTGAGCTCTGCCCAATTCTTTAACAGTGATCTTTGCTACATTCATAACCACATTAAATTCACAAATAATGAATTATAGCAAGATACACTTTTAGAAAATGTTCATTTATTGTGAATTATGAGACTTTACGGTATGTCCCTAATGAATGAATCAAATGCAGAAATCGTAGCAGAACGACTACTCTGGCTAAGGAAGCACTTCGACCTCAGTCAGCGAGAGTTCGCTCAAAGCATTGGCGTATTAAACACCCAGCTAAACAACTGGGAAAAAGGCAAACAACGCCTCTCACTGCAAGGTGCATTAAAAATCAACTCAGTTTATGGCACATCTCTGGATTTCCTCTTCCTCGGAAGAGCTGACACGCTACCGCACAATTTAAGAACGGCTTGGGTATCCAGACCACGCGAGGACAATTCTAATTCATCTAACGAATCGCCAAACTCGCAAGCATAAGCAAGCAGAACCAACAATCTTTGCTCATCGCCCATGATAAGTATTCCTTAATATCTATTTTAAACAAAATAAATATCCATATGCATTCGTTACACTTTGATGCAACAATAGAAAAAGAGACATTACCGAGGCAACATCCCTTTAAATACACATCATGATTAGACTATTAGATTAACGACAGTATTCGAAAAACGATAAACACAACTCCTCTTGAACATCATCAAACAAGACTTCAAGTGTGTAAGGTAGTTTGATTCCTTCAAACGCATTTGAAAAATCAACAGTCGTATATTCTGGAAATACATCAAAGTTCTGAGCATCAATCCCAAGAACCCTGGAGATGCGCCGCTTCAACCCTGCATGATCTGTCACCATACCCAGATCGTCTATAAACTCCCAACGCTCCCTCATATAAACTTGATAATATTCATAGGCCTCTGAGTTTAAATGCTGATCAGTTGCAACCACATACCAAGCTTTGTCTACTAACGGTGCCTTTTTAGGATCTGGCGCATATATAGCCATAGCCACCAACCTATTAATTTCGGGATAGTCCAGACCGCCTAGGTAAAGATCAACCTCAACCTTACTCACCCCCAGTCGCTGCTGCAGACCTTTTGCAACGTGAACAGCAGTTGCAGCCCTCTGCTCAGCAGACCACATTTTACCTCCCGCCTCGATTAAACCAACAGAAATAGCCCGCCTTTCATACGGACCCGAAAAAGACACTTCGTAAAGCTGTGTTGGCACGAGGTGTGACTTCAAAATATCAACGCCCCCCTCAGTCAACACAACCTCCTCATAGCCAGGCTCCAGACATTCTCCCTCAAGATAGTCGACAGCTCCATCTAACTCTTTCGCATCAAACCTCAAACGCCAAGCTCTGGATTTCTCTATCGTAAGCCCACCAAGAACCTCAGATAACTCCTCGACAACCGGAACCACAGGCTCCCCCCTTAACCCAGCCACGACCCAAGCTGCATACCCATTGTAATTACGCCAACCAAACTGGATGTGCCTCCGTGCATGATTATCAACCTGCACCTCCAGATATTGGCTGCCCAGCTCAGAGCGCACCTCCGGGTCGTAACGATCCTCAAACTGAAGCCCAAGACGAAACTCTGGAACTATACGGCGTTTGCACCCAATCAACAGCGACACACCAGCATCCACTCCGCGCCGTTCAGGAATGAATACCAGCGCGTCCAGCCCATCCATCGGACTCCGAACCTCCCAAGCCAAGGAACCTTGAACACCACAAACCAGCATATAAAATGAAATAATTATAAACCGCATTCCCCACCTCAATTACAGCCTTTGAAACGCAAACATCATCAACTCAAACACCAAGGAAGCAAGGGAAATTGCCAGCGTTTTTTTAGTCAAAAGAAGTAAAATTCATTTTTTATGAATTATTAAATTGACAATTCATTATTAATGAATTTATCTTACCTCCATCAGCTAATCGCTTTTGGAGGTTTTTTCATGCCGCACAACTCACAGAACGCCATTTCAGCTACCGCGTGGGGCCATTTGTACACCACTGCACTGGATGCAATTAAAAGCGCATCCATTGATGCCAAAACTCATTGCATCGGCACACCGCTCCCACTCGCCTATCAGGTCAAGCGCTCAAAAATCGAGGCAATGATCAGCGAGCTGGAAGAGCTGGACCCGCGCAATATGGACGGGTCTATCAACCCATACCAGCTGGCCACTCATACTGAACAAAAGCCGGAACCAAACCAATCACAGCCCTTTCGGCTCGGAGATAGAGTGTATTGTCGGCATCTGCGCACCACGGGCGAAATCAAGTCCATTTCTTTTCATTCAGATCAAGACCCGGAAGCCCGCATAGTCTCACTCCATAACGGCAAGCTCACATGGAACTGGGTCAGCATGAACGATCTGGAGCCACCCCTAAGCCGAAAAGATACGCAGGACAGCACCACTGCCTCCGTAGGCACCGCCGCAGCCCCTCAAGCGCTTCACACACTGCCCTTTATCAAATCAGCTCCCCAATCTGTCGCTTAAATCCCCTCGGAGCGACAGATATCAGGCGCGGGCAGCCTCCCTCCTCACTGCCCGCGCCTATTTTTCTCATCAGGAGAGCACCATGCTTATTCGCGCAATTGATTTTGAAACAACCGGCTGGTCCGAAGATCCAAATTCTGAGATCTGCGAGGTCGGGTATACGGACCTCATTTTCTACCCATGCCACCCAACACCTTTTGCAATCGGCAGCCCGGTTTCTTATCTGGTTAACCCCGGTCACCCTATCCCTGAAGCTGCACAGAAGGTTCACGGCATCACAGATGATATGGTGAAAGCCAGCCCGGACCCAGTAACGGCCCGAAAGCACCTGACAGCCAGCATTGAGCCAGATAGCATCTTTGCTGCCCACTACATCGATTTTGAGCAAGCCTTCTTTAAGCCCGCTGAATTTGAGTGGATCTGTACATGGCGCTGCGCAAAGGTTCTCCTCCCGCAAGCGCCACGGCACCAACTGCAGGCCCTTAGTGAGTTCCTCGATCTAAAATCACAGGAAAGCTTCCAGCAGGAATATGCGTCTCCACTTCATCGTGCGGGCCCGGATTCCTACATTTGCGCCCACCTTGTGCTGCGGCTTCTGGAGCTTGCCACTCACTCATCCCTTTTAGAAATTTCCAAACGCCCAGCCTCCTCTTTTGAGCGCAGTAAGGAGACCGCCGCATGACCACGCCTCACCTCGCGATCGTTCCCAGCCACAAAAGGCACCACCCGCAAACTGCCCAATTCCCGGTCCTGCAACCTGCAGAGCACCACGGCCATAAACTGCTGGACCATATCGCTCCCAGCTTTGGCGAAATCGCTTTGAAGCGCGAAGACCTGAAAGAAGTTTTGCGCTCAACGCCAGAAGATCCAGCCGCGATAACGCAGCAAATCCGGAACCTGCAGGACTTCTATCTGGACGGCTGGAAAAATTGCCAGAACGCCCTCAACAAGCTCGGACGGGGTTAAGGCATGCAGAACAGTAAAATACGATGCAGAAAGATGACTGAGCTTGAAGTAGCGCACACCGTAGATGCTGGCGAAAATGTGCCCACCGTCGAAGTCCCTAAATCATCACTTCTGAAAGTGGTGCGCAAGCTGGATTTCAATGCCCCCGTTCCAGATGCCGAGTTCGCAGCTGCTTTTGATGACCTACGGGCTGTGTTCACCCCAGATGAAGTCGCATTTGGAAACCATCCATATAAAACCGGAGAGTGAAGTGAGCCGATTAGATCTACCACGCTGGCTAGCGGGGCATACTAGAGAAGCCTTGCTAGCAGCATCAGAAATGCCGAACGCAATTGCTCAGAAAATGGGCTTCCACGGGTCGGATAAAGTGATGGACAATTATGCTTTGGATTTTGCGGAAAAACTTGAAGGCGTTGCAGCAAAAATTCGTCGCGATGTGGCTCGGGCTCAAACGCATGAGCGGCAGATAACCTAACCCCCCTTCCACTCTATTGAAATTATGGGATAAATCACATGGCAGATGCAGGCGGCGTTGCAGTCGATCAACTCAAAGCTTTCATTGAACGCGTTGAGCGCTTGGAAGAAGAAAAGAAGGTCCTCGCAGACGACATCAAGGATGTTTACGCAGAGGCCAAAGGCAACGGTTTTGACGTGAAAGTCATGCGCAAAATTGTCTCCCTTCGCAAAATTCAACCACACCTCCGCGAAGAAGAAGAGGCCGTCCTCGATCTCTACCTCCACGCCCTCGGCATGGCTGGACCAGATGCGGAGGCTGAGTGATGCAACCGAAGGTCGAGCGGTATCTCAAAGACGAGGATATGAACCGGATTGACCATGCTCTCGGCCATCCAGTTGACCCGATAAAACCAACATACCGGGAACACTTCGCAACCGACGACCAAAAGGAGAAGGCTCAATTCAGAGCCTCTCCCTTCTGGACGGGAGGTCAGACCTCCGGAGACATGGCTTTCTTTTTTGTGACCAAACAAGGACGGGCGGCACTTAAAGAGCACCTGCAAAGCATCGGCGACAAAACCCGTCTTTTCAACGTTTCCATCACCTATGACCGCGAAACCTTTTCCGACCTGGTTCCAGCTGAAACACACGGGAAAGCGCGTTACTCGAAATACCTGAGCTTTACCGATTGCATCGACATGCCCTTTGGAAAGTTCTGCAAAATCAGTTCAGTCCAGATAGCGAAGGAGGCTGCATAGTGTCTTCATTTCCAACAGATCGCCCTCACAGTGGACTGCCCAAAATCAAATTAGCAGCCTGCGAGGATATTCTAGACAGCGTAATGGCTCATTTGCCAGAAGACGATGAGCGCAGCGAGATTCTGGAACAGCTGACCCAATCCGCAGACTGGGATGCCTACAAGTTTGCCAAGAATCTTGAGAGAGATCATTACTGGGAGCCGGACTTTGAACTAGTCGAAACGCTCGCAGGGTATTCAACCTATAGCGCTCTAAAAACCGCTGTAGAGCAATGGGTCGCATTCCACAAAATCAAAGTTCCATTTGAAGTCGGAAACAAGATTACCGCCCGTGGTGACGAATGTAATATCGTCTCAATAGACCACAAGGCTGCAACAGTGATCGCCCAGCCAACAGGCCCTAAAGGTCAGCGTTACGGCGACACAGGCGGCTACGTCATTCCTGTTGAGGACGTTCAACTCTCAAAGCAGGAGACTGCCTGATGCCAAAGGAAAGAGTTTTCTATCACCACCCAGACGCAGCTGAATACAAAACAGTGACGCTCACTGGCTGGTGGTCTAGCAATGGGCACTTTTACGGCGACGATGAGCACATGGCCCGATGGGCTGGCTGCACGCACCAAAAATGTGAGTGTGGCAGATACATGAGCAAGAGCTGGACCAAGTGCGACACATGCAGAGACAAAGCAGACCATGAGAGATGGTTAGTATTACCTCATGTAGATTGGAATGGAAACGAACCTGTTTATTGCGAAGTTCTGGAAGAGTATTTCTTCAGCGACAGCAGCTTGCTTGATGATCTGGAATATCGAGATACCAAAGCTGAAGATTTGCGTCTAACCATCTGCGAACCCATAACGCCTCGCTTGATCGAGTGCGATAATTGGGTAGATGAGATTCCAGAGGATCAGGAGCTCGGCGAAGTTTGCCCTGAACTTGCCGTTCTAGTTGGCGCAGTGAACAACTACATAATCAAATATAAACCAATCTTTTCATGGCGACCCGGAAAACAACGAACCTCTATCAATCCACGCGAGTATCAAACTGAGGGGGTAGCGTAATGGCACATAAGCCAATCCTCTTCTCCACTCCAATGGTCCAGGCTCTATTGGAAGGTCGTAAGACACAAACCCGCCGAGTGATCAAAGGCGTTCGCAAAGACAACAGCTTGCTCGTGGAAAAGCCCACCAAGACCAGAATGGGTATCTCCACCCATGTGATCGATGCGCCTGAGCTTGGACTGCTACAATACTCTAAGGGCGACCTACTTTGGGTTAGAGAAACTTGGGCGCAAATCGAAGAAGTAGAATGTGGGTGCTCTGAATTCTGCTTGTGCCCTCAAGTCGGCGAAGTGCGTTATCGGGCCACAGTCGGCGATGACGAACGCAAATGGAAGCCATCAATCTTCATGCCACGCCAACATTCTCGCCTCACGCTTGAAGTCACTAGTGTTCGGGTTGGGCCCCTGCGGATCATCAGCGAAGAAGACGCGAAAGCCGAAGGCGTTAACGCGATCGGAGCTGAAGACGGACGAGACCCGGACAAGCGCTCCTTTGTGTGGAGCTTCCAAATCCTCTGGGACAGCCTGAATAAAAACCGTGGCTACGGCTGGGATACAAACCCATGGGTGTGCATTCCCGAATTCAAAGTTCATCACTGCAATATTGATAGCTTTAACCAACAGGAGCGCTCCTGATGCCCCTTGCAGACCAAACCCGCTTGATCCCATTAGCTGGCACAGATTACATCAATCTGGATCATCCGGAATCCTCAAAGGTCTCGTGGCGCTCTTTGGGCACTCTCCTTGCCCGGATCCCAGCTCTGCCAAACCTAACTGACCAGTTTATCTCGCAAGCACAGCTCAACTTACTCGCTGCACAGTTCACGCCCCGCGAGCTAAAGCCGCTGATCCTGTCTTCTGGCTTGCATACGATCCTCTCCGAGCTGGCTTATCTGGAAATAACCGAAAGCGCTGGCCAAACTACATTGAAAAAACCTACTGGCGTATTGTGTGAGATCCCAAAGGCCTTAGCAGCGCTCATCCCAAGGCCTGCAAAAATATCCGCTGCTGATACCACCAAACTCAACGGGATCAATGAAGCAGCCAGAACCACGTTCCTCAACCACTTTTCAGACAGAAACGTAAATAGCCCCGCACTGCCGGTGAAACATCGGCTGGTGCCGCTCTCAATGGAACATGCAGCAACAGAATGGGCCAGCGAGATGGAACACAGCTGCAACCACCCAAGCGTGAGCTTTGGCACAGCAGCCTGAAGGTCATCTCCACGCAGCCCACAAATAGGCATCAACATGAACACTGCGTTTCTATTGCTCGCCCAATATGCAGGCAAAACAACCAATGCAGCCAGTTGGCTGGCCCAACGAACTTAGGAGGTAAGGAATTTGAAAAGGTTGCTTAGCAAATCAGAGTCCGCGGGGTATTGCGGACTATCCGTCTCCGGGTTTCAGAATTGGATTGATCAGGGCATCATGCCCCATGCTCTCAAAACCGAAACGGCTAATACTCTCAGGTGGGACAAAACTGCAATTGACCGGGCAATAGACCAAATGTCAGGTTTTAAGAAAGACGCAGCGGGTGCCGATAATGAAAACCCACTGGATGCGTGGTTGGAAGGCAAAAAATGCGCGTAAGGTTGAAGGGTATAAAGAAGGCAACATCGCGCGGGCAAGTCTACTACTACGCGTGGACAGGCGGCCCTCGGCTTAAAGGCGAGCCGGGATCACCGGAATTTGTAGACAGTTATAATGAGGCCCACAGGAACGCCAAGCAGAAGAGGAAGACCGATACCGTCGGCGGACTGCTCGTACATTACAAAGGCACTGAAGCCTATAAAGGCCTGAGCGCTCGAAGTAAGGAAGATTACGTGCCAATCTTCAAGATGATAGAAGCAGACTTCGATGATTTCCCTATAGCTGCATTTTCAGACCGGCGAACAAGGGGCATTTTCAAAGCCTGGAGGGATCAGCAGGCCCACACTCCGCGCAAAGCTGACCGTATGTGGTCAGTCCTCAAACGAATTATCAATGTGGCCAAGGATGATGGCTTGGTCACACTCAACCCATGCGACGGTGGCGGCAGGTTGCACAAAGGCACTCGAGTTGAGTTTATCTGGTCGAAAGATAAAATTGATTTAGTAAAGGCGAGAGGCTCGAAGGAGATTGTTGCCGCGATGGTCCTTGCAGCCCAGACAGGGCAACGCCAGGCCGACCTGCTTCAACTTCTCTGGTCAGACGTTGACCACGACCATATCAAAATCAAACAAAATAAAACCGGCAAGAACGTTCGGATAAAGATCTCAAACGAACTGCGACGGATGCTAGAACTGATCAAGCTTGACCAGTTTTCAAGCGGCAAGCTCTCAACGCACGTTCTCACCAACACAAGAGGTAAGCCGTGGACAACCGACGGCTTCCAGTCCTCTTGGGGCAAAGCAATCAAGAAAATCGGAATTGAAGGGCTCCAGTTCAACGACCTGCGGGGAACAGCGGTAACCACATGGGCAGAAGCTAGAGCGACTGTTCCAGAGATCGCGGCACTATCCGGGCACAGTTTGAAGGATGTGGAAAAAATACTAGAGGCGCACTATCTGAGTATGTCTCAGCGCCTCGGTGACAAGGTCATTTTGAGGCTGGACCGTGAACAGAATGATGGGATTTAG